CAGGAAGTGATACACTAGCAACTACAAAAAATATTACAGTAAGTGGTACTGATGCAGATGCAGTTGCAAGTGCAATTTCAAGTGCAGGATTTACTTACATTAAAGCAGAAGTATTAACTACAGGTGCTTTACAAATTACACACAGCAAAGGTGGTGAAATCTACGCTAAAGATGGTACTTACGGACCGTTAGGTGCAATGGGTATTACAAGTGGTGTTAGTAACATTTACACTGCTCCAAGTGCAGGCGATTTTGCTACTGGTATTGTTATTAGTAACTGGAAAGCATTAAGTTACGAAGCAAGTGCAAGTGCTCCAACTAGCACACCAGCAGACGGTACATTATGGTATTCAACTGTATTAGACGAAGTTGACATCATGGTACACGATGGTGCTGTATGGAGAGGATACAACAACGTTTATCCTTATGCTTCAATTACAGTAGGTGCTACACAGCCTGATAGTGCTGTTGATCAAGATATTTGGGTAGATTCAGGTGATACTGAAACTTACGGACAAAACATTTACAAGTACGATGGTAACGCTCTAGAGTGGGTTGCTATTGATGTAAGTGACCAAACTACAGAAGATGGTATGTTGTTTGCAGACGCACGTTACGGTGTAACAGGCGCAACAGGCGACACAGCCGCAGACATTGAAGATTACTTAACTAGTGACTTTGTTGATCCTGACTCTCCAGATCCAGACTTATATCCAAGAGGTATGTTGTTATGGAATACTAGACGTTCAGGCTTTAACGTTAAGAAATTTGTAGCAGGTCATGTAGACATTAATGCTAACTCAGGACGCAATATTCGTTTCCAAGGTACAGGTGATACTTACACAGCAGGTTCTGCAGATGAATCAATGAGCGGTTACAAAACTAACCGTTGGGTTGGTTGGAACACTACTGCTGAAGATGGATCAGGACTATTTGGTCGCAAAGCACAACGCAAGACCGTAGTAGCCGCCCTTAAGAGCGAAATTGACACCAATCAAGATTTACGTGACGAGGAAACACGTAACTTTACACTATTAACTTGCCCAGGCTATGTTGAGTGTATTAGCAACCTAAATTCTCTAAACATTGATAGAGGTATTACAGGCTTTGTAATTGGTGATACTCCATTTAGACTAGGCTCAACTGCAACTGAACTATTAAACTATGGTTCTAACGCAAACAACGCTCTAGCAGATGGCGAAGATGGTGTTACATCATATGACGAGTATATGGGTATGTTTTATCCATCAGGTTACACAACAGACACAGTTGGAAACAACATTGTTGTTCCACCAAGTCACATGATGTTACGCACTATTGCACTAAGTGACGCAGTTTCTTATCCATGGTTTGCACCAGCAGGTACAAGACGTGGTGGTATTACAAACGCTTCAAGTGTAGGTTACATTGATAGTGAAGGTGAATTTAAGCCAGTTTCTTTAAACGAAGGTGTTAGAGATACAATGGCTAGTGTTAAAATTAACCCAATTACATTTATCACTGGTAGCGGACTTGTTAACTTTGGTCAATACACAAGAGCAAGAAATGCTTCAGCATTAGATAGAATTAACGTTGCACGTTTAACAGCATACTTAAGACGTCAACTAAGTCTACTTGCTAAGCCGTTCATGTTTGAGCCAAATGACAAGATTACAAGAGACGAAATTAAACAGGCTACAGAAAGCCTATTACTAGAATTGGTAGGTCAACGAGCACTTTACGACTTCCTAGTTGTGTGTGATGAAAGTAATAACACACCAAGTAGAATTGATCGTAACGAGTTGTACGTTGACATTGCTATTGAACCAGTTAAAGCAGTTGAATTTATCTACATTCCACTACGCTTAAAGAACACTGGTGAAATTGCAACTTTGGGCAATTCATAATGGTGATAAATAACTTTATACAAGGAGCAAAATAAAATGGCAATTTCAAGTTTATCAAGATTTACAGTGCCATTGGCTAGTGACCAGTCAGCAAGTTCGCAAGGTTTGTTGATGCCAAAATTAAAGTACCGCTTCCGTGTTACTTTAGAAAACTTTGGAGCAGGATCACCAGTAGTGGAACTAACAAAACAGGTAATCGATGTAACTAGACCAAACGTTAACTTTGAATCTATTGCAATCGATGTTTACAACTCAAAGGTTTTCTATGCAGGTAAGCATACATGGCAACCTATCACATTAACTGTACGTGATGATGTTAACAATGCTGTTAACAAACTAGCAGGTGAGCAAATGCAGAAGCAGTTCGACTTCTTCGAGCAGAGTTCAGCGGCAAGTGGTATCGACTACAAGTTCAAAACTAGAATTGAAATTCTAGATGGTGGTAACGGCGCTAATGCTCCTCAAGTGCTTGAAACATTTGAACTAGTTGGATGCTTCATCCAAGACATTAACTACAACCAGTTAGCATACAGTGATTCTAACCCAGTAGACATTCAAATGTCACTACAATACGATAACGCAATCCAAACTAATGGTGCTGGTCAGCCAGATGGTATTGGTGGCGCAATCGCAAGAACAGTTAGAACTCTAGCA